ACTATTGTAAGAGCTTTAGAAAATATGGATGCTATTATTGATAGCTTAACTGAAGGCAAGGTAAAAAAAAAAGTATACCATCTAAGATAAGCGAAGAAAAAAGATACAAGTTGAAGCTTGGAGGTTCGTCAGAACCAACACCAGAAGCTCCAGCTGCACCTATTGATACTCCACCAGCAGATGCTGGAATGGATGCAGAACCAATACCAAGTTCAGATGACAAGCCTTTTGATAAGGAACCATTTAATGCTGGTGTAGAAGCTGATGAAAATTCAGACCCAAAAAAATATATTGAACAGCTAACTGGAAAGTTAGGACAATCACTTAGAAAATATACTGAGTCACAAGGACAACCAGATTATGAGTTGGAAAAATTCTCAATAAATTCTTTATTGTCAGCAACTCATACTTCAGAAATGGATGCAAATGATCAATCTGATATTATCAAAAAAGTAAAAAGTGCTGGTAATAAAGATGATGATAATTCAGATGCTGCTGATACAGATGCTGCTGATACAGATGTTGACCCAAATAATGATGATGCTGAATCACCAGATTTAGGCGATGGTGGTAGTGAAAATGCTGGTGCTGCTAATGCAGGGGCAAGTGGAGGTGATTTCGGGGGAGATGTAAATGAGAATGATAATCTTTTCATAAAGCCTAAGAAAAACAACATGTTTCAACCAAATTCTAATGATATCCTAGATAATCACTTGAAGGAATCAGAAAAAAGTAGTATCTTTGGTAAAATAAAGACCAGATTACGAGAAACTTTTAATCAAGAAGATAACATGAATGAACCAATGATTGAACCACAGGTTATGCCAAAACCAAGCACTAAACCAGCTCCAACAAAAGTAGAACCTAACATTGCACCAAGTAGAAAAAATAAACCATTTTTACCAATGCCAAGTGTAAAGCCAGACCCAAAAGCAAGTAAATAATGAACGAACTTTTTTTAATATATGTTAATATGGTTGGAAAGAATTATGAAGGAAAATTTCTTTATGAATTTATTTTTTCCGATACCACAAAAAACATTGATGGTGATGAATGGGATACATTTCCAGCTTCTGGAAGACCAGAAGCCCCTCATGATCATTTTATAAAAAAGGTTGGTAGACTAGAATCAGAATTGAAATTGGATGTCGTTCAAAATAGTGATACGTTTGCAGTATGGGATGCAGTAGATGGTGTTATAGCTTTGGCTTGGGAAAATATAAATGCTTATGATTCTTATCCAGAAAAAAGACTCTGTTTTAAATTTGGAGATACAAATAAAGCTATTGAAGAAAAGTTATACGAGAAAGACCTAATATTGAATTATAATAAACAAAATCATGAACAATCAAAATAAAAAATTGGATGAGATCAATATGGATTATCAAACATACAAGAAAATTTCTGGTACGTTAAATCCTAAAGATAAAAAAGAGGTAACTATTACTAGTCCAAACCCAAATCAACTTTCTACTGCTGATACAGTTGCTGCATCTAAATCAATGGCTTCTGCAATGGAAGAACAAGAAGTTGCAATTCAACCACAGGACCAAGCTACAATTAAATATCTTTCTAATGTAAAGGATTCTGAGTCTGGAGAAGTTTCAAAACCATTTACCATTGGTGATAAAAGATATCAAATGGTTAGAGGTACAACACCTTCAAAAGAAATTGTTATGGGTGTTTATTGTCATGATGATCTAAATGAAAATGGTGAAAACATAATTCATCCAGTTGATCATTTCGAAGAAAACATTGCTAAGCCAATGAAAGAAAGACTTGAAATGCAAGGTCAAGATATTGGTGTAGAACTAGCACCTAAGGTGAAAGAAGGTGGCTATGATCATGCTGCTGCTGAAAGAGAACACCATGATAAAGAATCATTCATGGATTATTTAAACTTGACTGATATCGAACCAAATGCTAAACACTTTTTCGTTAATATCAAAACTGGTGCTGTTACAGCTCAATTCAAATCAACAAAAGAAATGGCTAAGTCAGGTGTCAAATTAGGTCCTGATGAAGATTATATGGATATCAAGGGATTAAAAAGATTTAGATTCGGTGATTATTTCAAACCAAATTTGAATGAAGATGATTTGACTCCAGCAGATGCTGGAACCAACATTCCAAAGCTTCAATCAGATGTAAAGAAATTAGCTAACATGATTAAAAATAAATTTAGCATTTATTTAAGTAAGCTTGACAAACCAATTGAACAAGCACAATTTCTTACAGCTATGGCAAGCGAAATTGGTGTTCCTTTGAATAAGTTGAGTACCATCATTGCTAGCTATAAAGACATAGCTAAAGATGGACAATTGGACACTCAAAATGCCCCTGGTATGAGAGCTGAATCAAAGGTAATCACAAAATCTGAATTGGAAGAAAGTCTTATTCCAAAAAAAGTAATAAAAATAGTAAAAGTTAAAGATATAAAATAATGAGCGATTACAGAAAGATAGCTGAAGAAGCTTTAAGAAAAGCAAGACTTGGAAAAAAAACCATTAATGAAAGTGTGTTATATCCAGAAGGTTTAGCTGAAAGAATGCATCCAAAATTGGAAGATGACTTGGCTAATCGTAGCCATTCATTGGGTAAACATCCAATCTTTCCAGAAGGTGATGAATCAAGCTTTGAAGAAAAGATAATGGGTGAACGTTTTAATGAAGTAACAAAGCGTTACAAAAGAGCTTATGATGTTGATAGCGTAAATAATCAAAGTGTTATGTCAGAGATGATGCCATTGGTTTATGAAACTATGGGACTAGAAGCTAAACATAAAAAAGCACTTGAAAAGATTGCAGTAGAGATGATTCGTGAAGAATATGATATGGGTGAAGATGTTGTTGAGATACATGCTGAATTAACTGATGAGATCAATATGGTTGGGACTAAAAAGAATCCTAAACCAATGAGTGTTGAAATGGAATTTAAAAATCATGATGATTTGGTTAATGCCAATGAAGAAGTTTATAAGAGAAGATTCGTAAATGCAATGATACAAGGTGCTGCTAAAAAATGCAATCACATGTTTCACATGGCTGATGATGAATTAACTGAACTTGATCCAAGACTTCCAAATAAGTATTCTAAGATGATGGCTGGAGCAGATTATGCTTATTACATTACATCTGGTTTAGAATCTGCTGTTAGTGGTGGTGTAGTTAAGGTTCAATTTCCAAGCAAATCAAATCCAAAAGCTGTGATATATGCACAAGCTATGGTATTACCAGTACTTATTCATGAATTGGTTAAAGGTGTTATGGAATTAATTTCAGCACATGGATTACCTAAGAATAAAAAAGTTGGTGAGTATGTGATAAATAAAGCAGACTTTTTAGCTGCTGAACCTTGGGATATGAGATTAGGACCAGGATTATGGTCCCGTTTCACAAACTTAATCGAACCAGACGACTTCAAATTGAAGCATCAGATTTATACTGAATTGGTATCATTGCCAGTAAGAGAATTTAATGTTAAAATGAGAGAGATCATGGCTGGAACCAAAGAAGGTAAAAAGATAATCGAGGATATTGTTAATGAAATTAAAACTGGATTAAAAGAAGATGAATTTAATGAAGCAATGAATGAAGTAAGTAAAAATTCTTCTGTTGCTCCAGAGACATCCGATGATATAAAAGGGTTTGGTTTTGATGAACTCTTTGGTGGAAAGACAGATGATGATTCTGATGAAGGATATGATTTCGAAGACTTATTTAAATAATCAATAAAAATACAAAAAGGCCCTATTAGGGCCTTTTTCATTATATAGCATATTTATAATAAAAGGATATGCTAACAACACGAGAGATATTTAAAGAGTATGCTGCATGTTTAACCAACCCAATCTACGGAATTGAGACTTATTTGGTAACATTCGATAAGACTCAAGAAGGGTTTGTACCGTTTAAATTATTTCCTAGACAAAAGGATATCATTTATGCTTATGAAAAACATAGATTTAATTTAGTTACCAAACCTAGACAAGCTGGTGTATCAACAACAACAGCTGCTTATATGGCAATTAAAGTTGCTTTTGCTGATGAAGAAAACCCAGAAGCTATTCTTATTATTGCCAACAAACAAGAATTGGCATTTGAATTCTTAGCCAAGATTAAAGACTTCTTATCACAATTACCAAGATGGGTTTGGGGTAGTGAGTATTATGGTACATCTAAGAATGAAGGTAAAACAATCTTCTTAACTGATTCTAAAAAAGAAATCAAATTACCAAATGGTAGTCGTGTTAAAGCGGTTGCTACATCTAAAGATGCGTTACGTGGTTTTACACCAACATATCTTGTTATGGATGAAGCTGCATATATCGATAATGGTGCTGAAGTATTTGGTGCTGCCTTAACAGCTCTTGGTACTGGTGGTAGAGCAACACTTATTTCTACTCCACGTGGTATGGATGCGTTATATTATAAGACATATGATCTAGCTAAGCAAAAAAAGAACGGATTTAATATCATTGAAATGAAATGGTATGAGGATTTACGTTACAATAAAGATTTAAAGTGGTATAGAAAGGATGAAGAGGCTGAAACAACTGAAGTAATTGAGGAAACTGAATTTACTTTTGATTCTTATCAAAGAAAAATAGATGATGGATGGAAACCAACATCATCTTGGTATGAAGAAATGTGTCTAGGTATGAATAATGATTCTAAAATGATAGCACAAGAACTTGATGTGTCATTTATTGGATCAGGTGGTAACGTTATTGATGAAGAATACATTGAACTGCAAAATAAAAATAACGTAAGAGAACCAGCTTTCACACATGGTGTTGAAAACGAAACATGGATTTGGGAAGAACCAAAAGAAGGTCACCAATATATCATGGGTGTTGACGTTTCTAGAGGAGATGGAGAAGACTCATCAACGATAACCATAGTTGATTTTACTACTATGGAACAAGTAATGGAGTATCAAGGTAAGATTCAACCTGATTTATTAGCTCAAATAGTAGAAGAATATGGTGAATTATACAAAGCATATACAGTAGTCGATATTACTGGTGGTATGGGTGTATCAACTGTATTGAAATTGCTGGAGTTTGATTACAAGAGACTTCATTATGACACACCTAATGGTAAGATATTATCTTCTAAACAAAGAGAAATAGCTGCTTATGGTAAGGATAATAAGATTCCAGGCTTCCATGCAACTTCTGTTCGTCTTCCAATGATTTCAAATCTTGAATTCAAGATCAGAACCAATGGAATCAAGATCAGATCAACTAGAATGACTTCAGAAATGAAGACCTTTATATACAAGAATGGCCGACCAGATCACATGGAAGGATATCATGATGATTTACTTATGGCATTGGGTATGTGTTTATGGGTTGTTGAACACTCATTTAAGAATCTAGAAAAATTAGAAAAGCAAACAAAAGCTATGTTAAGTAGTTGGGTTGTTGGTGTAAGTGCTGTACCACAAGAATCTGATTTGGACCGTGGAACTGGCTTTGTATCAAAAGAAAATAGACATAAAAAAGCAACAGCAAAGCCTAAATTTAGCCCAATTGTATCAAAAAACATGCAAGACCCAACAGGCCGATATATGTGGTTATTTAGCGGATCAAAATAAAACAAGCTTCTTGGTTGAAGGTAAAGCTTTATTTTTGACTGAAAGACACTATAATTAAGAAAAAAGACTATGGCAAATAAACCCTTAACAATATTTCAAAAACTTGGTCGAGTTATCGGCCCAGATTCTGTTAAACAAAAACAAAGACAACCACAGCCACAAAGAT